GACGGGAACCAAGGCGCAGCCGTTGGTACGACCGTGGCTCTTTTAGAACGGGGTTCAAGAGTAATGTCAGCAATCCATAAACGATTGTATGTAGCTCTAAAACAAGAATTTAAATTACTAGCAAAAGTATTTGCTCAGTATCTACCACCTGAATATCCATACGATGTAGTGGGTGGACAAAGAAATATTAAAGTAACTGATTTTGATGAAAGAGTAGATGTACTACCAGTAGCGGATCCAAACATTTTCTCAATGTCACAAAGATTAACATTAGCACAAACTGGATTACAATTAGCGATGTCTAATCCACAAATGCACAATTTGTACATGGCATTTAGAAAAATGTACGAAGCGTTAGGAATAAAAGATATTGATAGAATTTTACCACCACCGCCACCGAATGCACCTAAAGATCCGTCTTTAGAACATATCGATGCATTAGGAGGAAAACCTTTTCAAGCATTTCCTGGTCAAGACCATAGAGCACACGTTACAGCGCACTTAAATTTTATGTCAACTAACATGGTTAGAAATAATCCAGCGGTTATGGCTGCATTACAGAAAAATATATTAGAGCACATTAGTTTAATGGCTCAAGAACAAGTACAATTAGAATTCAGAGAACAACTTCAACAGATACAAATGCTTTCACAACAAGCTGCACAGAATCCACAAGCACAACAACAGGTGCAAGAGATGACACAAAACATTGAAGCAAGAAAAGCAGTGTTGATTGCAGAAATGACTGAAGACTTTATGAAGGAAGAAAAGAAAATTACTTCACAATTCGATCATGATCCACTTTTAAAACTTAAATCTAGAGAAGTTGATTTAAGAGCAATGGAAAATGAACGTAAGCAACAAGAAATGAATAAAAAATTAGAAATTGATCAAGCTAAAATAGTTCAGAATAGAGATATTACTGAAGATAAACTTGAACAGAATGAAGAATTAGCAGAACTTCGAGCTGATACTTCAATTGAGAAGCAAGAAATGGCAAATGAAAACAGATTGACACTTGCAAAAATGAAACCTAAAACAAATGGAAGCTCTAGATAGTGACAAACACTAAAAAAAGAGCTATAACAAACATAAATAAAAAAAGGAGCACATAATGGCGTGGAATTATAAAAAAAGTAAGCCTGTTAAGATGGAAGCATCTAAAGTTATAACTGATCCTAGATCAGAAACTAGCATTAGAGGAAAATCTAGATTAGCAGTTGGAAACAAACAACCTGTTTCTGGCTCAGGCGCTGCTAGACGACAAAAAGACGTAACCTGGGTTTAGTATGTGGTTTGGTGCTATAAAATTAGCTCTTAACGCTGGAACTCACATTTACAAAAAGCGTCAAGAGACAAAGATGGCTATGGCGGATGCACAACACATGCATGCGCGAAAGATGGCCAGCGGCGAGGAAACTTACCAGGGAAAACTTTTAGAGGCCCGGCAAAACGACTACAAGGACGAAATTGTCCTTTGCATTCTCACATTGCCCATAATAATTTTGGCCTGGGGGGTCTGGTCAGACGATCCGGCGGCCATGGAAAAGATAAAAATGTTCTTTGAACATTTTGCGGCACTGCCGTCATGGTTCACAAATCTCTGGATACTTGTATGCGCCAGCATATTTGGTATAAAGGGAACACAAATATTTAGAGGAGGAAAAAAATAATGAGTGTATTTTGGAAAACAGTTACAGCTGGAGCAAAAACAAAAACTGGTCAGAAAATTATTTCTGCTTTAACAGGTGGTAAACAAAAAACCACTGGTACAGAAGTTATAACAAAATTTAAACCAAAACCCACTAAAGGTGAATCTACAAAAGTTTGGGGTCAAAAACTAAGCGGAAAATTTAAAAAAAAATTAGAAGAATCAGGTGAAAGTATTGATAAAGTTATAACAAGCACCAACAAACTTATTCAAAAAGTTGAAGGTAAGCCAATTACTAAATCAGGATTTTCAAAAGGTAAAGATATAAAAAAATAATGGTAAACCCAAGATATAGACCCACTGTTGGTAATTCTAGAAAACCTGTTGGAAGTAAAAAAGAACTAGGTGAAACAAAAAAAGATTTTGTATATCCTGCAAAGGAAAAATATATTGGATCACACATTAAAAGTGATTTAGCAGGTGTACCTGTTTCAAATGAAAGCTACGAAGAATACTATAAAGATTTAATTTAATGGATTTAGAAAACGTAATCTATAAACTTCAAAGAAATTTAGATAAAAGAATACACCAATTAGCAATCTCGGTAACGTCCGGAGGGGTTGACAGTATGGAAACATACAAGTATATAATAGGACAAATAAATGCCTTAGAGGCAACTAAACAGGAAATCTCTAACCTGCTTAATGAGAAGGAGCAAAATGAAGGAACAGTCGTCGACATCAACACAAAAAATACAGTTACCAAATAAGGATTTAGTTGGTTTAAAAAGATCAGAAGAACAAAAAGAAGTCACAAAAGAAAAAACAAAATTACCCAAACCTACTGGTTGGAGAATGCTAGTTTTACCATTTAGAATGGATGAAAAAACTAAAGGCGGAATCTTACTAGGAGGTGAAACTATAGACCGACAACAAGTTGCATCGCAATGCGGAAGTGTACTTGCAATGGGAGATGCTTGTTATAGGGATAAAGAGAGATATCCAAACGGTCCGTGGTGCGCGGTTGGTGATTGGGTGGTCTTTGCACGTTATGCAGGATCACGTATAGAAATTGAAGGTGGAGAAGTTCGTCTTTTAAATGAAGATGAAGTACTAGCAACGGTTCAGGATCCAACAGATATCCTGCACAAATACTAACATAGTCGGAAGGAGACACTATGCCAGAAGCAAATAAAATAAAACATGACGAACCGATGGTAGATATAGATACTTCAGGTCCAGAGACCGAAGTTAATTTACCAGAGGAAACAGTCAATAAAGTTGAACCAGAAAACACGGAACAAATACCAACAGAAAAAGAAAGCACAAATGAAGAAACTATTACGGACACTACTAAATCTGAGGACACACCTGCGAAACCTAGCGAGCAGCCGGATGTTCAAACAAGCGAAACAAAAGAAGACGAAAAACTAGAAGACTATAGTAAAGGCGTACAATCTCGTATTGCGAAATTAACTCGTAAAATGAGAGAAGCAGAAAGAAGAGAAGAAGCTGCTACTGAATACGCTAAAGCTGTAGATCAAAAAAGAAAGTTTGCAGAATCTAAATATGAACAAATTAATAGTGATTATGTAAAACAATTTGATTCTAGAGTTACTACTGGAATGGAGTCAGCGCAAAAAGAACTTGCAACGGCTATTGAAACAGGAGACGCTGCGGCACAGGTAGAAGCAAATAAAAAAATTGCTACACTATCAATTGATGCGGCAAGATTAAATGTTTTAAAAACCACTCAGGAAACTGAAGTTAAAACACCAAAAACAAATTTGTCTCAAGATACAAATTACGAAAGACAAACACCTCAAGCTTTACCTACTCCAGACCCTCAAGCAGAAGCTTGGGCAGGTAGAAATACATGGTTTGGAAAAGATAGAGCAATGACGTTTACTGCTTTTGAAATACACAAAGATTTAGTAGATAATGAGGGTTATGACCCAAAATCAACTGAATATTATGAAGAAATAAATAAAAGAATACAAGTTGACTTTCCTCATAAATTTGCTAAAGGTGGTGTTATAGAAACGTCTAAACCTGTTCAGTCAGTTGCTTCTGCAAATAGAAGTGTAAAACCAGGACGCAGAACTGTGAGACTCACATCTTCACAGGTAGCAATAGCTAAAAAATTAGGTGTGCCACTCGAAGAGTATGCAAAACAATTAAAACTCACGGAAGGAGCATAAGCATATGACAAAAGAAAACGAAACAATAAAAGTAACTTCTCGTGCGGCTGGAACTCGGACAAAGACTGAACGTCCAAAAGAGTACAAGCCACCATCATCTTTAGATGCACCCACAGCGCCCGATGGATTCAGACACAGATGGATAAGAGCCGAGTCAATGGGTTTCAACGATACCAAGAATATTCATGGTAGATTGAGATCTGGTTATGAGTTAGTGAGAGCTGACGAATATGACAAGGAAGAATATCCTGTTGTTATGGACGGAAAATACGCTGGAGTGATTGGAGTAGGTGGCCTTCTCCTGGCAAGGATACCCGAAGAACTCGCGCAATCGCGTGTTGACTATCAGAGAAGACAAACTGAAGGTCAAGACGAAGCAATTGAAAACGACTTACTTAGGGATCAGGATAAAAGAATGCCGATGAAATTCGAGCGTTCAAGCAAAAACTTCGGTGGCAATAAGAAATAATATTTCTTTAACCAACGATTAAATTAATCGAACTGGAGGCCTTTAACGAGGCAGGTTCATAAGGAGAAAACAAAATGGCAAATAGAAACACAGCTGGTTTTGGTTTGATCGCTGCTGGTACGTTGGGTGCAACCCCTTCGACTGGTGGTCAGAACAAATACAAAATCGATAGTGGCTATCCAACTTCTCTGTATTTAGGTATGCCCGTGCAAATAGATTCTGCATCAGGTGCTAACGTAGACGCAGGTTATTTGATATCCGCTCAAGATGCTATTACTGTTCCAACGATTGGTGTTTTTAATGGTGCATTTTACACAGATGCAAATACATTAAAACCAACTTTCGCTTCGTTTTATCCAGGTGGCACAGTGCCAACTGCTAATGCGAATAATGGGGACATTGATGCGTTTATAATAGACAATCCATTTCAACAATATGTTGTACAGTTAGACGCTAGATTAGCGGCAACTGGTGACTTAGCACAAGTTCAAATGGGAAGAACGTTTGGTCTAACAGTTAGAGCAGAAGGAACTACATTAGTTTCTGGTTCTACTATATCTGGACAATCAAATGGACAATTAACAGTGGGAACTGGAAATGACATTAACAACCAATGGAGATTGCTAAGAGTAGCTGAAGACCCTGAGAATGAGGATCTTACAACTGCTGTACAAGCAAACCCAGCATTAGCGGCCTTCTCAGGAAGAGCTTCTGTTGTAGTGGTTGCTAATAAGTCACAATGGTTCGGCACAGGAACGATAGGAGCATAACATGGCAATATCACGAGCACAGCTAGTTAAAGAACTAGAACCTGGTCTAAATGCACTATTTGGGCTGGAGTACAAAAACTATGCTAACGAACACTCACAAATTTTCGATACAGAAAATTCAGACAGAGCTTTTGAAGAAGAAGTTATGTTATCTGGATTCGGAAATGCGGGTGTAAAACCTGAAGGTTCAAGTGTTAACTACGACGCAGCAACTGAAACTTTCACGGCTCGTTATACGCATGAAACCCTTGCTTTAGCGTTTTCAATTACTGAAGAAGCGATTGAAGACAATTTATATGACAGACTCGCGTCTCGTTATACAAAAGCACTAGCACGTTCAATGGCTAATGCTAAACAAGTTAAAGCAGCGAACGTTCTCAACAGAGGATTTAATAGTTCGTACACTGGCGGAGATGGTTTAGAACTGTTCTCTACAGCACACGTAATTGTGTCTGGAACAGAGCAAAATGAACTATCAACTGCAGCAGACTTAAACGAAACTTCATTAGAGCAAGCAATGATTGACATTGCTGCGCTAACTGATGAAAGAGGTTTAAAAATTGCAGCTCAAGGAAGAAAAATGATTGTTCCTTCGGCGCTACAATTTACTGCTGAAAGATTGTTAAAATCTGTCGGTAGAACTGGAACAGCTGATAATGACATCAGTGCTGTTGTATCTATGAATGTGATTCCACAAGGTTATGTGGTTAATCACTATTTAACAGATACTGACGCATGGTTCATTAAAACAGATGTACCAAATGGACTAAAACACTTTGTTAGAGCACCAATCAAAACTGCTATGGAAGGCGATTTTGAAACTGGTAACGTTAGATACAAAGCTAGAGAAAGATACAGCTTCGGCTGGTCTGACTGGCGTGGTGTCTTCGGATCACCAGGTGCGTAATAGCAACTAAAACAAATTAATGAGGCGGCCTCAAAACCGCCTCATTTCGTTAATACAGTAAGAAATTCACTATGAAAAACTTCAGAATTCAAATTCGATACCACGGTTATTATGCTGACTTTAAAGTCACAGGTGAAGATACTCCTCAAGGTATCGAGAATTCAATCCTTGACAAACTGGGAAA